ACGACATCCGGCGATGGCCAGATCATCGGGTACATGTCCGGCGTCCTCACGGGGGGCGGCGCGCCGACGCATACGACGCCGAGTGGTTGGACACTGGTCGGGTCATCGACGTTCACGAACATCAGTGGGCTCGATGGTCGATTCTCGCTGTTCGCCAAGGTCGCGGGGGGTAGTGAAGGGACGGTTACGCTCACCAGCAACAAGAACTGCTTTCATACCGTCCGCCGGGTGAGCTACCAGAATGCCCATCCGACGGATTTCGTCTCCGGGATTTCTCCGACATTCGCGACGACGGCCAGCGGAACAAGCCACGCGGTAGCCAGCGTCACGCCTGGCCGAGACAACGCGATGGCCTGGTACATGCTGGTCGGGCTGTCGGCCGTCGCGACATGGACAGCAGCGAGCGGCACGACAGAGCGCACGGACCAGCAATCGACCTGCACGGACGATCTGATCCAGACGACCGCTGGCGCGACGGGGTCGAAGACGTTCACCTGCTCGGCGACGAATCGCTGCGGGACGGTCGTGGCGGTGTTCTACTCCAGCGAATGGCAGACGTCGAAGGCCCTGTCGGCCTCCACCGCTGTATCGGCCGACATCGATCGCGCAGCGGAGTTGATCAGGGCCGCGGCGACGACGGCAGCCGCGGGGCTATCGAGGGCGGCTTCCGCAATGCGATCTGCGGCGGCTTCTGTGGTCGGCGATCTGGAGGCGATGCGCACCAAGCTCCTGACGCTGGCGGCATCGGTCGGATCACTGGCGGCAGTCGAGCGCGCGGTATCGGTAGTGCGTTCCGCCCAGGTCAGCGCGGTCGCTGTGGTTGCTCGAGCAATTTCCGCCACGCGAACTGCTGTGGCGAGCGCAGCCGCCAGCGTCAGTTCAATCCGCATCAGACTTCTGACGCTATCGGCCGCGGTTGGAGCCACGGCGATGGTGGCGCGGGGTGCGCAGATCGCGCGCGGCGCGGTGGTTGCCACGGGTGCGGGCCTGCAGCGGGGCGCGTCGATTGTCCGCGCGGCATCCAGCGCGGCGCAGGCCACGCGACAGGCTGCTATATCGGCGATTCGGGCCGCAAGCAACACGGTCGGGGCGTCGATCGCGGCGCAGCGAGCGCGCCTGCTCACACTGATCGCGAGCGTCGCGACAGCCGCATCGGTATCGAGGCGGGTGAACGTGGCTCGGTCAGCGGTCGCGGCGACCGGCGCCACGGTGGCGCGGGCGGTCAGCCTCACGCGAACTGGAATCGTCGGTGTCATCGGATCATTCGAGTCGTCCCGGCTGCGGGTGCTGGTGCTGCTGGCCAGCGTGACCAGTGCTGCCCAGGTGCGGCGGGCGGTTGCGATAGCTCGTGTGGCGACGAGTGGCGTATCGGCGGCGTTTGAATATGCGTCTTCCGTCGTCGCGCAGTTGGCAGTGGCGATGTCAGCCGTCTGGAGCAAGCGCAGCGCGGCTGTGACAGCACTTCGCCGAAGCACCGTCATGAGTGCGGCATGGCGCGCCATCAAGTTCACGGTGAAGCGATGATGACCACCAACGTCGACCTGCGACCGACAGTCAACGAGCAGTCCATGCTCCGGGTCGACGTGGTTCTCGTCGATGAGAACGGTGATCCCGCCGTCCCGCAGTCGATCACCTACCGGGTGGACTGCGTCGACACCGGCGCGGAGGTGGTCGGTGACACGCCGATCGCGCCCGCGTCGTCGTTCACCATCCGGCTGGGCGTAGCGGCGAACACGATTTCGGCGCCCGCCCAGCCGTCCGAGTGCCACCGCTTGACCGTGCGCGCGGTGTTCGGGGCCGACGACCACACGAACGAGCAATTCGACTACCGGGTTCTTAACCTGGGTGGCGTATAAGGAGCCGCGATGCAGAGACCAGCAGGAAATGGCGAGCAGATGGAGGTCGTCGACATGCTCGCTCGGCCGGGTGCGGCGAAGCAACTGGCGACCGACACCAGTACCACTTCGAACCGCGTCGCGTTGACGGCGGGAACGCGGCGCGTGAGCATCTTCGCCCGGGGAGCCGACCAGCGTTTCTCGCTCGGCTCTGGCACGGTGACGGTGAGCGCGAGCGCGTCGCACTTCCTCGGGCAGGGCGAGCGGATCGACATCGGCCTGGACCCGGCGAGCGAGACGAACATCGCGGGCATCATCGCGGCGTCGGTCAGCGGGGTGTCGGCCGCGGCGCTGGAAATCACCGAGCTACTGAGCCCGGCGACCGTCTGATGCGCGCAACTCTGGTTCGATGCACGATGCTCTCCGCCAGAAGGAGAGGCAGCGCCGGATCGGATGACCCCGCGGTGAGTTCGTGGATGGCGCGTGTAGGCGGCAATGGGGGTGCAGTCGAATCGAGTACCAAGTCGGCTGTGGCGACACTGGTGACCGCCCTGAAGACCGCTGGTGTATGGCCGAAAATCCAGCGGATGAACCTGTTCGCTGGCACGGGCCTGGCGGCCTGCGCCGTGCCCCTGATCAACACAGCGGGCGGCACGCTGGACACGCTGACAAACTTCGTCGAAAGCGACTACAGCGAGTCCACTGGGTTGACGGGGGACGGCTCGACGAAGTACCTGAACACGGGGATGTTGGCTTCAGCCCTCACGGCCAACAGCACACATTGGTCAGTTTATTACAAGCGAGCAACGGCCGGAAATCAGCAATTGCACATTGGCGCCACCGAGTCGACGAACGCGTTTCACGGTTCAGCAGCGGCATCGAATGGCACTATTCTGAGTGATCAATATGACGCGTCAACGAGCCGTCTGACCAATGCTGTGAGTGCGCCGTATGGGTTCGCCTGCGGAAGCCGAGTGGCATCGAATGACCACAAAATCTATAAAGGCGCGACGCAAGTTGCGACCAGTTCAACGGGGGTAACCGGAGCACTTCCTGCACGGAATATCTTTGTCTTCGCACGCAACGCAGGGTTTCCATTTGAATATAGCGCAGGCCCGCTCGCAATGTACTCGGTCGGAGCTGGACTGACGCCAACCGAAGTGGCCGACTTCGCGACAGCGATTCAGGCATTTCAATCGGCGCTTGGCAGAAGCGTCTGATCTGAGGGCTACATCCGATGATCCGTCCTCTCTCGGCTGTCGATCGAATCTCGGTCGACAGCCGCACCGTCACGCCCGAAGGTTTCGTGGTCGTGCGGGGCGCGATCGCGCGCACCGGTGTGCAGATCTACCGCGCGGTCGAACTCGGGCTGGACGGCGACCCGATGCGGGTCATCCGGTTGCACCGGCCCGCCGACGAGGTGTTCGCCCCCGCGAGCATGGCGACATTCGAGGGCGCGCCGCTCACCAACGACCATCCCGCTGATGGCGTCACCGCCGACAACTGGCGCCAGGTGGTGGTGGGCGACGTGCGCCAGGTCGCACGCGACGGCGACCTCATGCGCGCCACGCTCACCGTGCGCGATGCCTCGGCAATCGCGGCACTGAACGCCGGCCGGGTGCAGATCTCCAACGGCTACTTCTTCGATCCCGACATGACCCCCGGCGTGGCCGACGGCCAACCGTACGACGGGGTGCAGCGAAACATCCGCGGCAACCACGTAGCACTCGTGGACGAAGCGCGATGCGGTCCGGTCTGCCGGATCTCCGATTCCCCAACCAATCAAGGACTCACGATGGCTGACGCGAAACGCAAAGTCACCGTCGACGGCTTCACGCTGGAGGTGGACGACACCGCGGCGAACGCCATCGACACCCTGGTCAAGCAACGCGACGAGGCACGCTCGGCGCTGGAAAAGGCCAAGACCCCCGTCACGGCCAAGGTCGGCGACGCCGAGCTTGGCGTCGAGGCCCTGGCGAAACTGGTCGCCGACCAGCGCGCGCAGATCGAGCAACTGCAGAAGGACGTCATGACGCCCCAGCAGCGCGACGCGATGGTGGCCGACTGGGCCAAGACCATCGCCGACGCCAAGCGCCTGGTGCCCGACCTGGTGACCGACGGCAAGACCTGCCTGCAGATCCGCCGCGAGGCGGTGAAGGCCGCGCAGGCCGCCGATGCGGTCGCCAAGGCCATCGGTGACGCGGTGCTGGGCGGGCGCGACGTCGACGCCGCCGAGGAGCCGCTGGTGCGCGCCGCGTTCCAGGCGATCGGCGCGGCAGTGAAGCCCGCGAGCAAAGCCGCAGCCGACGCGGCCGCCCACGATGCGGCGGTCGCCCGGGCGCTGGCCGGCGCGCAGGACGGCGGCAACGGCGGCGGTGCCGCGGCCGAACTCACCGGCCGGGACGCCCACCTCGAGCGGCTGCGCAAGCTGTCCGAGGGCGCCTGAACACCACTCCAACCAATTCCTTCGAGGACACTGACATGAGTGTGGATCTGAGCACCTACGGCGGGACGAAGTTCCCGGCCGGTTTCGCCGGCGAGATCGTGGACCTGAACCCGGCCACGATCGAGTCGAAGGTCAACAGCGCAGCGACCGCGATCGACTTCGGCGTGGCCGTGGCGCGCTCCAGCGCGAACGACACCTGCAAGGCGCCGGCGGCCGACGGCGACGTGATCATCGGGATCAGCGTGCGCCTGGCGACCAAGGTGGCCGCGTCCGACGGCACCGTCTCGTACGCGCAGTACGACACCGTGCCGATCATGAAGACCGGCTACATCTGGGCCATCCCGTACGAGAACGTGGTGCGGGGTGACGGCGTGATCAGCGTCACCGCCCAGAGCGGCAAGCTCTCCGGCACCACCGCCGGCGCCGCCGGCAGCGGCCGCGTCGCGGTCCCCGGCGCCATCTGGCAGGACACGGCGACCGCCGGCACGCCTGCCCGCATCCGCATCAACTCCTGATCGGATCGCCACCCCATCCACGCGGCCTGAGCGGCCAACACGAAAGGTTCGACACATCATGCTGAAGAAAATCTCCCTGGGCGACGGCCGCGTGGTCGCGGTGGATGCCGCCCGCTTCGCGGCGTTCGACGCGCTGCGCCCGCAACTGGAGCGCGCGTTCGCCGCCGACGGCCGCCTGATGGCCCGTGACGCCGGCGAGGCGCTGGCGTTCCTGATCTCGCAACTCGCGTACACCGAGGCGCAGGCCTACGCGAAGCTCTACACCCCGATGCAGTTCCGCGAGTTCATCCCGGTGAGCGGCGAGGGCGGCTGGAAGGACGAGATCCGGTACGAGCTGCTGGACTTCGCCGGCCAGGGCAAGCGCATCAGCGGCGCCGGCCGCGATCTGCCGCGCGTCGACGTTCAGTTCGGGGCCAAGAGCTTCCCGGTCGTGCCCGGTGGCATTGCCTACGGCTACCTGCAGGAGGAGCTGATGAAGTCGGCGTACTTCCGCACGCCGCTGCCCAGCGCGCGCCTGGAGGCTGCCATGCTCGGCGCCGAGCGCCACCTGAACGACGTCGCGCTCAACGGCGAACAGAACCTCACCGGGTTCTTCAACAACGCCAACGTGCCGCAGGGCAACGCCCCGACCGGCGGATGGGGGTCGGCGACGCCGGACAACATCCTGAAGGACATCAACACCGGGATCTCGACCGTCTGGTCGAACACCGCCTACAACGACCACGTGACCGACATCGCGATGGCGCCGTCGGCCTACGCGTACATCGCGAGCACGCCCCGGTCGTCGACGTCCGATACGACGATCCTGAAGTACCTGCTCGAGAACAACATCGCCAAGCTCGAGCGCGGCATCGACCTGCGGATCCGGCCGTGCTACGGCCTGAACACCGCCGGCTCGGGCGGCACCCGGCGGGCCATCTACTACGTGCGCAAGGAGTCGCGCCTGAAAATGCACATCCCGGTCGAGCTGCAGTTCCTGGCGCCGCAGTACGTGGGCCTCGAGGTCGAGATCCCGGGCACCTACCGATACAGCGGCGTCGAGTGGCGCTACCCGAAGTCCGCGCTGTACCAAGACGACCTCTGATCCCGCGCGTCGGCTGACGCGTCGACCCAGGCGCCGCCGGTTTCGGCCGGCGGCCGCTGCATTTCCCTACCCTCCCAGGAGCCCACGATGGCCAACGTCACGGTGCGCAACACCACCGAATCCCAGATCCACATCACCGGCATCAACCCCACCAACGGGGATGTGGTCGACGTCGCGGTGCCCGGCGGCACGATGGACGCCGATTCCAACAAGCTCGTGCCCGGCAGCGCCGAGGTCGACCAGAGTTTCCTGGAGGCGCAGATCAAGCGCGCAGCCTCGGTGAAGGCCCATTTCGCCGAGGGCAGGCTGCAGGTGATCAAGCCGCAGCCCAAGTCCGAGAAGCCGCCCCAGGAGTGAGCGTGACCCCGGCTCAGTTCAAGGAGCGGCATCCGCAGTTCGGATGTCGCCTGGACGAGGAGATCGCGCAGGTGATCGACCTGGCTGCGCCGTTCTTCGATGTCGATCGGTGGGACGACCTGCTGGACGAGGGGATGGCCGCCTGGGTCGCACATACGCTCGTCTGCAGGGAGCTGGACAAGGCGCTGCTGTCGGCCGCGGTCGACTCGCCGGACGAAGTGGGCGCCACCAAGCGTCGCGCCGGCGACACCGAGATCTCGACCGATGGCCGCGTCGTCGTCGCGCAGATGCAGGGCTCGGCGTTTCTGCGAACGAACCACGGCCAGTACTACCTGACGCTGCGCCGGATGGTCGGCCTGGGCGCGGTGGCGGTGTGAGCTTTTTGTACCCCAGGATCGTCTCGATCACCCGGCCGGCCGCGCAGTCGGCATCGGTCGGCGCGATCGCCTACGGCGGCCAGGGGGTGCCGGCGAGCGAAACCGCCGTGGCCACCAACGTCCCGGCCTCGATCCAGCACCACAAGCCCACCGGGTCGCCCCGCACGGATCTGCCGAGCGACGCATCCAACCGCACGATGTGGCGCCTGTTCACGCCCCGGGCGGCGCTCGCCAGGGGGGCGCTGCAGGTGCGCGACGTCGTCACCGACGATCTCGGGGTCCGCTACCAGGTGGCGGCCCCGTACTGGAACTCGCTCGGCTACGCCGCGCTGCTCGAGCGACTGGATTCCTGACCCGTGGCTGACCTGAGCGACGTGGCGGCCGCCTTGGTGGGCGTGATCGCCGGGGTGGTCTATCCGTCCGGTACCGGTCAGTCGCCGATCGCCAGCGTCGGCGTGAAGGTGTACCACGGCTGGCCGGACCGCAACACGCTGAACGCCGACATCGCCGCGGGCCGCGCGCACGTGAGCGTCTGGCCGACGCCGACGGTGCGGCCGACGACCGGGCTCTCGTCGGACTGGTACGAGTTGTCGCGTACGGCGGCCACGCTGACCGCTACCGTGGCGGGCCAGACGATCACCATCGCCGGCACCGTGAGCGTGCCGCAGGCCGTGGCGCTCCTGATCGACCAGCGGCCCTATGTCTACGCGGTGCAGGCCGGCGACACCCTGGCGACGATCGCCGCGGCGCTGCGCAACCTCATCGTGGCCGACCAGCCGGCCAGCGTGGCCGGCGCCGTGATCACCGTGCCGGGCGCGCACGCGCTGTCCGCCCGGCTCGTGACCCAGGGCGTGGCCGGCCGCATCGTGCGGCGCGAGGAGCGGGTGTTCCAGGTCTCGGTCTGGGCACAGACATTCGGGGCGCGTGATGCGCTCGCTGGCGCGATCGACGCGGCGCTCGCGGACATGCGGCGCATCGTCATCGCCTACCCGGTGCGCGCGCGCATCGCCTTCGCCTCAAGCCGTCAGGACGACGACCTGCAACTGCAGGGCATCTACCGGCGCGACCTGCTGTACCGCCTGGAGTACCCGGTGACGCTCACCGAGGTCCAGACGGCGGTGGGCATCGTCCAGTTGAACCAATCCGGCGGCCCGTCTGTGGACGCCCAGGGCCCGGTGCGCACGTCGTACCACTGACGCCCGCGACCGATTCACGAACAGGCCCGCCGCTGCGCGGGCCTTTTTCATTGGAGCTTCGCAATGCCCATCGTGCAGCAGGGTGCCCTGAACACCACGGCGCTCGTGATCCCGGACACCTACGTGCAGGTGGTGCCCCCGAAGAACCTGCCGCTCAACGGCGTGCCGTCCAACGTGCTCGCGGCGGTCGGCAGCGCCTCGTGGGGGCCGGTCAACTCGCTGGTGTTCGTCGGCGGGGTGAACCAGGGTGCGCAGATCTTCGGGCCGGTGAAGAACCGCAAGTACGACCTGATGACGATCATCGCGGCCGCCGAGCAGCAGGGCGCCAACGTGTTCGCCGCCGTGCGGGTGACCGATGGTACCGATGCCGCTGCCACGATCGCGGTGCAGACGAACTGCATCACGTTCACCTCGAAGTACACCGGCAGCGAGGGCAACAAGTGCCAGGTCTCGATCGGGCCCGGCAGCCAGGCAAACACGTACCGCGTCACCGTGGCGATGCCCGGGCTCGTGGCCGAGGTGTTCGACAACCTGGCCGCGGGCCTGTCTGGCAATGCGGTGTGGGTCTCGATCGCCGCGGCCATCAACGCCGGCGTCTACGGTCTGCAGGGCCCCTCGGCGCTGATCACGGCTGCCGCCGGCGCCGGCACGACGACCCCGACCACCGCGACCTACACGCTCACCGGCGGCCTGGACGGCGCCACCAGCGTCACCAGCACCATCCTCGTGGGCAGCGACACGACGCCGCGCACGGGCATGTACGCGCTGCGCGGCAGCGGCGCCGCCATCTGCGTGCTGGCCGATTGCGACACGCCCACCACGTGGCCCACGCAGGTGACGTTCGGCCTGTCCGAGCAGATGTTCATGGTGGTGGCCGGCCCGCAGAGCGAGTCGATCAGCTCGGCGATCACCGCCAAGAGCACGAACGGCATCGACAGCTACGCGATGAAGGTGCTGCTCGGCGACTGGGTCTACTGGCTGGACACGGCCAACGGCGCCACGCGCCTGGTGAGCCCCGCAGCGTTCGCCGCCGGGAAGATGGCGGCCATGTCGCCGGAGCAGTCCACGCTCAACAAGCAGCTCGGCAGCGTGGTGGGCACGCAGGCGAGCTACGCAGGACGCGTCTACTCGGCCGCCGATCTGCAGCAGCTGAGCCTGGCGGGGATCGACGTCATCTGCAACCCGATTCCGGCCGGCAAGGTGTTCGGCTGCCGGTTCGGCCGCAACTCGTCATCCGACCCCCGCCTGCGCGGCGAGAACTACACCCGGATGACCAACTACCTGGCGACCACGATCGTGGCCGGCATGGGCCGGTACGTGGGCCAGCTGCAGAGCGTGAGCACCCGGCGCGAGGCGAAGTCGACGATCGAGTCGTTCCTGGCGGCGCTCGAGCAGCAGGGGATGATCGGCACGCCGGACGGCAGCCCGGCGTTCCAGGTCGTGCTCGACAACAGCAACAACCTTCCCCAGCGGGTGGCGCTCGGCTACATGCAGGCCGACGTGAAGGTCATCTACCTGTCGGTGATCGAGTACCTGCTGGTGAACATGGAAGGCGGCCAGACCGTCCAGATCACCCGGCAGACGCAGACCTTCGCGCGCTGACCCTGACCCACATGCCCGCCGCGCGCGGGCGACCTCATCCCTGCGGAGCATCCCACCATGGCGCACAACACCGGCCGCGACGTGTCGGTCGACATCATCACGCCCTACGGCGCGATCCAGCTCGACCCCGACATGATCGACGACTTCCACCCCCAACCGGTCACCGTCAACCAGAAGTTCAAGGGCTTGTCCGGCAAGCCGGTGCACGAGGTGATCCCCGACGGCTACCGGGGTTCGTTCTCGGTGCGCCGCGTGGATTCCACGCTGGACGACTGGTGGGCGCGGTTCGAGGCCGACTACTACGCCGGCGTGAAACTGCCCGGCAGCACCATCACCGAGACGATCACCAACGTCGACGGATCGGTGAGCCAGTACCGGTACTTGGACGTCGTGATCGACGTCGAGGATCTGGGCCAGCGCAAGGCCGACCAGCCGATCGTCTCGAAACTGAACTTCCAGGCCTCGCGCCGCATCAAGGTGGCCTGATGCCCAAGATCCACATCGACCAGCAGCCGGGCGCCGATCAGGCGCCGCAGGCCGCTGCCCAGCCGGCCGCCCCGAAACTGGCGGACGTGATCACCGATGCGGCCGGGCGCCGGATCACGCTGAAAAAGCCCCCGGTGCTGCAGCAGTACAACGTGATCCTCGCCGTCGGGCCCGAGGCCGCCCGGAACGAGACCTGGATGCAGATGGTCAATCCGCTGCTCTGGGTCACGGAGATCGATGGCGACCCGGTGCGGTTCCCGCGGTCGAAAGCCGAGGTCGACGCGCTCATCCAGCGGCTGGACGAGCACGGCGTGGAAACCGTCCTCGGCTGGGTGATGCAGCAGGCCGTGGCCGCCCAACAGGCCGCCTCCAGCCAGTCGCCCGAGGTCGATGCCGCAAAAAACTCGCCGGGAACCCCGAATTCGTGACCGCCTGCTGGCTGGTGCGAAACGGGGTTCCATTCCACACGGCGTTCGAGATCCCTGAGGACTTCGACCTGACGATGAGCCACCGGCTTGCGATGGCCGTGGCGTTCGGCCGGTTCGAGGGGCAGGTGTTCAACTGGGATCGCATGGCCTGGGAGGCGCCGCGATGAGGACGCGAGAATTCACCGACCTGGGGGCGCTGGCGCTGCACCTGGCGACGCTGGGTGTCGCGATGGCGGCGGCCCAGACGCGGGGCCTCGAACGCGTCGCGCGGCGCATCGAGGGCGACGCGAAGGCGCAGATCGGCCACTACCAGGGGCCCGCCGGGCCGTTCCCGGCCTGGGCGCCGCTGGCCGAGTCGACCGAGGCTGAGAAGGCGCGGTTGGGCTACCGCCAGGACGCGCCGCTGCTGCGCGAGGGCGATCTGCGCGACAGCATCACGCACGAGGTGCGCGGCAACGAGGCGGTGGTGGGGTCGAAATCGCCGATCGCTGCCTACCAGGAGTTCGGCACCGACAAGATCCCCCCGCGACCCTTCATCGGGCCGGCGGCGGTGATGAACGAGCACTTCATCCAGCAGGAGCTGGGCCGGGCGACGGTCGAAGGCCTGACCGGCGGCCAGGCGATCGCCGGCGGCGCCTACGACTTCACGACCCGATGACGGCCCAGAGCACGAACGCTGCCGCGGCCATCAGCAGCAGGCCCAGCACGACTGCTGCGGAGCCGGCGAGCGCGAGCAGCACGCGCATCGGCGCCGACAGCGGGTTGCGCTGCGCGGCGCGCGTGTACGCATCCGCCGGCCGGATGTGCGGGTACTGCACCCCGGGAATCCGATCGGCGAGCCATTCGTGAACGCGGGTGACCAAGCGCATAAGTGGACACTAACATGATCGACCACTTCGCCAGGTATCAATGCAGCGTAGCGACCCTGCACCGTCTGGTGCACGGGATCGGCCCGCTCTATTCGAGTCACAAGCCGTGCTGAATGCCTATTCCGTCGCCGTCAAAATCTCGGTCATCGGTGGCGCGGCGTCGACCTTGGCCGGCATCACGGCGGCGATGCGCACGCTGCATGGCCAGACCGGGCAGGCGCAGCGCGGCATGGGGTCGCTCAATGCGCAACTCCTGGCGATGCGTGGGCACCTGGCGCAGATTCGCACCCTGACCCTCGCGGGTGGTGCGCTGGCGCTGGCCGGCGGCGGCGTGCTGAAGGCGATGGGCGGCCCGCTGGACGCCGCCAAGCAGTACGAGCTGGCCTACACCCGGTTCAAGACCCTGAACCTGGGCGCCGAGGTGAACCGCCAGGCCGATGAATTCTCGCGCGGTGCGCAGCGATTCGGCGTCAGTTCCACGCAGATGATGGAGTCGCTGCGGGGCGCCTACGGCATCTTCGGCAACATGAAGATGGCGACCGCGGCGGCCGGCAAGATCGCCGAGTTGAACACCGCGAACGCGAACCTGTTCGGCGGCAAGGTCGGCGACCTGGACAGCGAGGCGATCCGGTCGCTGAAGCGGTTCATCGACATCCGCGGCGGCACCGATTCGGTCGCGAGTTTCATGCGCACCCTGGACCTGGGACAGAAACTCGTCACCGGCTCCGGCGGCGACATCCAGTTTCGCGACCTGGCCGCGCTGGCCAAGACCGGGAGCACGGCCTTCCGATCGCTGTCCGACCAGGGGGTCGTGAACCTCGCCTCGTTCATGCAGGAGCAGGGCGGGTTCCGCGCCGGTACCGGCATCATGAGCCTGTACCAGAACCTGATCTCGGGCCGATCGACCAAGCAGGCCATGGCCGCGGTTCAGGCGCTTGGGCTGGGCACCATCGCACAGGAGAAGATCGGCACGGTCGGTGGCAAGGTTCAGACCCGCAATGTCATGAACCTGAACGAGGACTTCGCGGCCATGCTGCGCGTGGATCCGGTGTCGGCGCTGATGAAGTTCGTCGCGCCGGCCATCACCGCGCGGTACGGCAGCAGCCCCGACGTGGTGGCGCAGGAGGTCAACAAGATTCTGTCGAACCGTCGCGGGTCGGACTTCGCAACCAGCGTCACCACCCAGCAGGCGCAGAACTTGCGCGATGCCCGGTTGGTGTCCAACGCGATGGGCGCGGACCAGACGATCGCCGCATCGCGCGGCACGCTGGGCGGCAACCTGGCCAACCTGCAGGCGCGCTGGAACAGCCTGCTGACCGAGCTGGGCACGACGATCCTGCCGATCGCCGTCCGGGGCCTCGAGGGCCTGAACGCTGGCCTGAAGCGCGTCATCGAGTGGGCGCGCGAGCACCCGATGCTCGCCAAGGGCGTGATGGGGATCGCCGCTGCGTTCGGCGCCCTGGCGGTGGCCGGCGGCGGGCTGATGCTCATCGCCGGCGGCCTGAAGGCGGTGGCGCTGGCGATCGGCCTGGCCAAGGGCGTCGGCCTGGCGGCCGCCGTGGGGGGGCTGCTGGGCCCGATCGGCCTCGTCGTTGCCGCGCTGGGCGGGCTGGCGCTCGCGATGAAGGTGTTCGGCGGAGACGGCAAGCCGAAGGCTCGCCCCGACTTCATGCCGCCGGGCTACCAGGCGCCGGCCGAGCGCGGCGCTGATCGCCGGGCGCTCGACCAACTGCAGGACTGGCGCAACCGGCACGCGGTGCCGCCGCCGCCGCGCAGCAACAGCACCACCATCGTGGGCGAGATCCGCATGGATGGCCGCAAGGTTGGTGACGTGATCACCCCGCACCTGAGCGCAGAACTGAACCGCGCGCCCGCCGGCGGCAGCCGATTCGACCCGACGATGGGGCCGGTCTACCCGAGCCAGGCGCTCCCGGTGACGCGATGACCGACGTCGTGCTGCGCATCGGCGACGTCGAGTTCGCCGACACCGAGATCCCGCCGGTGATGCCGTTCGGCGGCCAGCAGCGGCTGGTCACCCACACGCTGCCGGGCGGCGCGCGCATCGTGCAGGCCCTGGGCCGGGATGACGACCCGCTCGAGTGGGGCGGCGTCTTCCGCGGGCCGGATGCGTCCGAGCGCGCGCGGGCGCTGGACGGGATGCGCATCGCCGGCGACCCGCTGCTGCTCACCTGGCACGACTTCGCCTACACGGTCGAGATCGCGGCGTTCCGCGCCCATTTCGAGGCGCCGTTTCGGGTGCCGTACCAGCTGAGCTGCATCGTCGTCGAGGACCTGACCGCCCGCGCGGTCTGGACGCCGCGGCCCAGCGTGGACGCCGCGGTGCGCGAGGACGTCGGCGCCTGCGCTGTGGAGACCGCCCGGATCGGCGACGGGCCGCTGTCGGCCCTGAACGACACGCTGCAGGCGATCGCCGCCGGCATCCATGACATCCAGGCCGCCGCCTACGAGACGATCGCCCCGATCATCGCGACCGCGGGGAGCATCCGCGCACGGGTGCAGATCCTGCAGGACACGGCCGGCGCGGCGCTGAACGGCGCGGCCGCGCTGGTGTCGATCGTTCCCGGGATGTCGGGCTCGGCCCTGGCCGGGAGACTGCGCTCGGCCGCCGCCGCCGCGGTTCAGGCGCCGGCGCTGCACCGGCTCGACACCCGGATGGTGCGGCTCACGACGAACCTGAACACCGCGCAATTCGGCGCCACGGCGGTCGCGCGAACCGTCTCGGGTGGCGTCTCGCTTTTCGACCTGTCGGCCGAGCGGTTCGGCGATCCGCGCCGCTGGGACGAGATCGCGCGCGCAAGCGGCCGGGCCGACCCATTCCTGCGCGGCGTGGCGCAGGTCCGCATCCCGCAGTAGCGCCCCGTGGCCGTCAACAGCATCACCCCTGTCTCGTTCGCGCGGCAGGCGAGGGCAGCCGTGCTCGTGAATGGCACGCGCCAGGTCGACGGCAACGGCCGAGACGTCGTGATCGACGCCCGCGTCGACCAGAACACGCACTACCAGGCCGACACCTTCACGGTCACGCTGCCGCTGTCGGTGCAGCACCTGACGCCCTCGATCGACGCGCCGGTGGACATCGCGCAGTCCGGGCCCGACTACTGGTCGAGCCTCACGGACGCCGAGGTGCAGATCTTCATGGGCTATCCGGACCGCGCCGGTTCCTGGGAGCCGCTGGAGCTGTACCGCTGCATCGTCGGGGCGGTGGACGATGTCTCGATCGACTTCGCGGCGAACCGCGTGCACCTGGTGGGCCGCGACCTGACGGCGCGCCTCATCGACACGAAGACCGTCGATCAGTACGTGAACCTCACGGCCAGCCAGATCGTCGAACTGATCGCCGCCCAGCACGGGCTCACGCCGGTGGTGACGCCGACCGAGACGATCGCCGGCGGCTACTACCAGCAGGACCACGTGAGCCTGCAGGACAGCCGGCCGCAGTGGGATCTCCTGACCTACCTGGCCGAGCGCGAGGGGTTCCAGGTGTACGTGACCGGCCGAGAACTGCACTTCGAGCCCCGCGTGGAGGCGGTGACAGGCGAGCCCTACGTGATCCAGTGGCAGACGCCCGAGCCCGGGCGCGCCTACCCGATCAGCAACGCGATATCGCTGCAGTGCCGCCGCAACCTCACGATGTCGCGGACGGTCGAGGTGCAGGTGCGCAGTTTCAACACCAAGCAGCGTCGCGGCTTCACCGTCACGGCGCGGCGCGCGCGCATTCGAAACCGGGTCACGTCGGCCGAGCAAAAGCTTCCCGAGCCCGCGCAGGTCTACACCTACCGGATCCCCAACCTGACCGAGCAGCAGGCCCAAGAGCGCGCGAACCGCATCGCCAATGAACTGAGCCGCCACGAAATGCTGCTCGGCGCGCAGCTGCCCGGGGATCACCTGCTCACGGCACGCACGCCGATCCGCCTGATTGGCACCGGCAGCGCGTTCGATCAGACCTACCTGCCGTCCACGATCGTGCGCACGTTCGATCTCGACGGCTACCGGATGGACGTGCAGGCGAAGAACCACAGCCCCGAATCGACGGTGCTGCCGTGAGGGCATTCCTGAACGCATCCCGGCAGGCCGCCGACGCCGCGCGCGGGCAGATCGCGCTCCCGCGCCAGGCGGTGGTGCGCAACTACGACCCGGCGACCTACGCCGTGAAGGTCGAGTTCGTCGAGGACGGGACGCTGTCGCAATGGATCCCGTTGCAGGCGATCGCCGTGGGCGATGGCTTCGGGATCCTGGCCGCGCCGAACGTGGGCGATGTCGTCGACGTGCACTTCACGGACGGCACCATCGACTGCGCCACCGTCGGCCTGCGGTTCTTCGGCGATGGCGCGGCGCCGCCGCAGGTGGCCGCTGGCGAGTACCTGATCAAGCACCGCAGCGGAGCCCTGCTGCGGTTCGCGGCCGACGGCTCGGTGCAGATCGTGACCAGCGGCGATCTGGCCGTCCAGGTGGGCGGCGACGCCTCGTTCAAGGTCGCCGGCGCCATCAGCAGCGAGGCCACGGCCTGGAACCACAAGGGCGCGATGAACGTGATCGGGAACATCGCCGCCACCGGCTCGATCGTCGATCGCTCGCTCACGAACACCAAGTCCGTCGGCGATCTGCGCGACGCCTACGACATCCACACCCACACCCACGGCGACGCGGCTGGCACCACGTCGACGCCCACGCCCACCGTCTGATGCGCGA